TCATTACTCTTTAGAGCCTATGCCGTATTCAGTTTCAGTCTTATCCAATGCTCTAGCAGCAGGACCTGCGATAGCAGCAACAGCAATAGATACAATTGGATCTAATCCAAGTTCATTGCTTGCTAAGAATCCTAAGAATGAAACCAGTACACCACGAAAGTATGACTTAAGTATTGTCTTTTGTTTTTTTGTTAGCTTTAATATATCCATTTATATCTCCTTTAGAGTATTGCTGTTGCTTCTTCTATGGTTAATCCAAGTTCTTGTAACTTAGCAAGTGCTGCTTCTTTTGCTGCAATCTTGGCTGCTTCTTCTGCTTCACGTTCTGCACGTGCTACTGCTGCTGCTGCACCATCTTGGTCACGTTGTGCAATCTCTGCTGCGGATAGTGGTAGGTAAGCAGTTGTTCCTTTAGTGCAATCAACTACGATTTTTGTCTCAGCCATTTACGATAGCCTCCCAATCTGTATTATCTTCATTCCATCGGTACATAACACCATCTGTTGGATAAGGAACTGGTGCGTTCCATTGACAGGTTTCCTCATCTAATAGCCAAGAGTCAAAAGGTTTTGGCGCAATAAAGGCATCTCTGTCAGCATCATATGTGAAGCCAACTCCTGCATAGTTTTTTCTTATGCGGGCATTGTATGAGGTCTGAACCCAAGTACCACCAAGACCTAAGTCATTGGCTAGGTAATCTTGTCCTCTATCCTCTGCATCATCAGGTACTACAAGTACTCTGACAACTGTGTTGTTATTATCTATCTCTGCAAAGTGTGCCATTTATTTCTCCTTATTTCGCATATCTTACTATTACTAAACCTGAACCGCCGTTAACGCCTGATTGAGCGTTGGCTCCTGCGCCACCTGCTCCTCCTCCAGTGTTTACTAAACCAGGAGTTGGAAGTGTTGTACCACTGTCATTACCACCAGTTCCTCCTCCGCCGAGACCACCTAGACTAATATTAAAACTTTGATTTCCTGAGAAGGAACCACCTCCGCCACCGCCTGCGAAGTAGGCAGTGCCTCCAACTATTTGACCAGTAAATGTAGCAAGACCCCAAGATGAATAAGTTGATGAACCTACTCCACCGTCGCTTGATTTAGAGAAAGTTGCTTGTGCTGCTGCGGCTCCTGCGCCACCACCGCCACCAGTTCCGCCATTACTTGAACCAGAAGCACCACCACCTGCATTGCCTTGACCTGAAGTTCCAGCAAATCCAGTAGTAATACTGTCTGTAGCACCACCACCAGAACCACCTGAAGAACCGCCAGACTTAGAGTTACCACCCCACATACCAGTTCCGCCACCAACAGCAGCAGTTAAAGAACCAAATTGTGAATTACCGCCATTGGTTCCGCCACCACTTCCACTTCCAGTACCACCAGAACCTACACTGACTGTGTAATTAGTTGTAGTTAATGATTGAGAACTAAAAAGAAGAACGCCACCAGCACCTGCACCTGCTGAGAAGTTGACTCCAGTTCCACCACCACCTGCGATACAAAGAACGTCAGCAGATATTGCTTCAGTAGGGGTAAAGGTGCTTGTGAATGGAAATGTGTGGTACCAGTAAGTAGCATCCTGAGATACGATTCCACCAGTAGCTTTAGGTGTAGATGTAACTTTAGAGATACCGTATAGGTAAAATGTTGAGCCTTCTACAAAGTTACCACCTGATGCTACTAATCTAATAGTTGTAATTGCACCAGTGCCTGATGATAAACCAGCAGTAAACATTGCTAAAGCAGTAGTAGCATTATTCTCTGTTACGCCATCTATAGATACAGACTTAGCAACACCTGAAACTGAATAGTTAGGAATATAAATCTCACCATTACCAAAAGTATTAGCAGTATAAGTTGAATCATTAACCATAGTGTTTGATATAAAAGCACTAGTACCACCAGTATCTGAAGCGGGTGTTCCGCTACCTGTACCGTATAAACGCCTCATAGTGTAACCACTACTGGTTCCGTTAAAAATAATTTCTATACCAGTAGAAGATGCTGAGTTTCTAGCAGATACAAGAATCTTTAAATCAGTATAAGTTGCAGGAATAGTTCCAGTTGCTGGCAGAGTAACTGATGCTGCTCCACCTGAGCCAACGGTTACGCTGGTAATAAGTTCCATATTTGTACTCATATTTTATTCTCCCTTAAACCGCATACCGAATAATAATTAAACCTGAACCACCATTGCCTTGACCAACAGAAGAATCTGTGGCAGAACCACCACCGCCACCGCCTGTGTTTGGTAATCCTCTAGTTTGTCCACCTGAACCTCTAGTTTCACCAGTACCGCCACCACCTACACCACCAGCGCCGCCAGTAGCACCTAAGTAAGAAGCACCACCACCGCCACCGCCAACTTTAGTTGATGAACCTAATTTTGTAGCAGTAAGCCAACTTGAAAAGTTTATAGAATTGTAAATATCTGTTCCTGCGCCACCAGCCGTAGCCGCGCTGTTGTTTGGTGTTGCTGAAGCCTCACTAGCACCACCGCCACCTGAACCGTTAGGTATTCCTAGAACTGGAGTATTTGCGCCAGCAAAACCTTCTACTGGTGTATAACCGCCTTGGTTTCCTGCTCCACCTGATTTAGTGACACTATCGTTAGCAGTTGCTCCACCACCTGAACCACCTGCACCGCCGTTTCCGTTGCTTGTGTAAGTACCGCCAAAACCACCACCAGTTGCAGATAAAGAACCAAGTGTTGTGTTTCCACCTTTTCCGCTTGGTTGTCGGTAAGTTAAGGCACTAACACCACCAGCGCCCACTATTGCTGGATAAACAGTATTTGCTACTAATGATTGAGAAGTAAATGCTCGTACACCACCAGCACCGCCGCCACCTGCTCCAGCGCCTCCACCATTTCCTCCGCCACCGCCACCGCCTACTAACAAAACGCTTGCAGATAATGATTCATTTGGAATAAATGTTCCAGTAGATGTAAAAGCGTGGTACCAAAAAGAACCATCAGTAACAACAATATTTCCACCTGATGCTTTAGCTGATGAGTTACCAGCGGCTACGCCGTAGATTGTAAAGGTAGTTCCTGCAAGAATATTTCCTGAACCAACAAAAACTGTAACTGAGGTAATTGGTGCAGTATTACGCCATAATCCAACACAAGCAAGAGTTTCTCTATTTGTAGCATTACCTCTGATTAAGACTGTTTTATTAGTAGCAGCGTTTGAGTAATTTTGTATGTTGCAAATAAAGTTATAATCTAATACATTATTACTTACACCAACTGCGCTAGTAATAATAGATGTTGCACTGGTATCTCTGAATGAAGCAGCAGAACTGCCATTACCATAAAGAACAGTATCTGAATAATTTGAACCTGTATCATCGTTAAATCTTATACGTAAGCCATAGAGGTTTGCAGATATGCCATAATTACTTACTAATATTAAATCAGTATAGTTTTGTGGAAGGCTAGAGAAAGTAACGCTGGGTGCAGCACTTCCAAGTGTCTGACTAGCAATAGGTTCGTATGTACTCATTGATTACCCCTTGATTCCATAAAGTGCTATCTGGCTATATTGAGAAATATTGCCACTTTGTACGGTTACTTTTAATCTATTAATAGCATCGCTTGTATTTATATAAGCGTGGCTAACTAAGAAAATACTACCTGAGCCGTTGTTATCAAATCCTGCTAAAGTTCTAATTGTCTTTGCCTTTGTAGTAGAGGCATAGTCTAATATGTCTGTTACATAAGCACCATATTGGTCGGCACTTTGCCCACCATTAATAAACCAAGTTCCACCATAATTAGCACCAGGACTGTAAGAAGTTGCAGAACCACCGTCACCTTTTAAATGATGGTATGTGTAAATACTTGATGTGTCATTATTGTAAACTAACACAGGAGTTCCATTGGTTGTTGCGTCTGCTTTTACAGACATACGCAATTGTAAATGTTTATATGTATTAGGAATAGAAGTAAATTCTATAAATGCAGCACCAGCACTACCTACATTTGCCATAGCAATAGGAAACATAGCACCAGAATCAGGTACAGTTAAACGCCCGCTAATCTGCGAGGCGAATACTCCAGTTAGCAGAGGGGTCATTAGTTAATATCTCCTACAATTACGAATGAGTTGGACGCTACACAGATAACCTGAGCAGCAGCGTATTGAGCACGAATCTTTGGTGCATCCGCAGTTCCAGTTGAGTTGATAGTAACTCCTGAACCTTCTGCAAAACTTACTTGACCAGCACCAGTTTGAACTACAGTAACAATATCTCCTGCTACATATACTGCAGGTGGTACTGTAATTGTAATAGGGCTAGTGTTAGCTGCTGTAACTACTTTGCTTGCATCAGCCTCAACTAATGTATAAGTTGTTCCTGTTTGTGCGTTAAAGAATGGACGTTGCTTAGATAGTGGGAAACCACCAGCAGTTGCTCCATCGTGTACTACTACTACTTCCTTGTCAGTATCTACTGTTAATTCGCCTAGTAGACCTGTGAAGGATGCATGTTGTGCCGTAGTTCCTCTACGACGTTGAAATGCAAATGGCATTATATTGTTCCCCAATCTGAGAGGTTAGACCAAGAAGCGGTACTTCCGTTATTGGTTAAGAAATATCCATTTACTCCAGCAGAGATAGCAGGTATATAACCTGCTGCTGCAGAAGCACTTGCTGCTGCTGAGGTTGCACTTGTTGCTGCTGAAGATGCTGAAGTCGCAGCAGATGATGCTGATGTTGCTGCACTACTTACTGAAGTAGATGCTGATGCAGCACTTGTTGCTGCAGCAGATGATGAAAGAGATGCGTTGGTTGCACTAGATGCAGCAGCACTAGCTGAAGCATTAACGTTCGTCTCTAATGATGATAAAGAAATCCAAGTTCCAGTAGAGTTATCAGCAGATGTAATATCTCCCATATCTCTAACAAGACCAGAAGCTACTTGACCAGCAACGGATGTCGCAGATGCACCAGCACTTGACGCTGAGGTTGCAGCACTAGCTGCAGAGGTTGATGCTGCTGTAGCAAACGCCGAAGCAGATGCTGCAGATGTGGCAGCACTGCTTGCACTTGTTTGTGCAGAGGTTGCACTAGTTGACGCAGCGGATGCAAATGTAGATGCACTAGATTGTGATGTGTTTGCTGCGGTTGCAGAAGTTGCTGCTGATGCAGCACTTGTGGCTGCAGCGGTAGCACTGTTAGCAGCGGATGTAGCAGAAGTTGCTGCATTGGTTGCTTGTGTAGATGCAGATGAAAAACTTGTTGCTGCTGAAGCAGCACTGGTTGCAGCACTTGATGCGGATGTGGCTGCACTAGCTGCGCTAGTTGCAGCAGCGGTTGCGCTATTAGCAGCGTCAGTTGCTGAACCAGAAATGCTAGTTACATATGCTTGGTTAACCGCATCTGTAGAACTAGTTGGTGTAGTAGGAATATTGGTAATGCGGAAGGTAGCCATATTAAGATTACCAGCAGCAGTAATAATTGCTGAGGATAATGTCTTAGTGCCACTTAATGTTTGAGCACCACCTGTGCCAACCACGTCACCGCTTACGCCGTGAACTCCAGTAGTTGCTACCTCATGCGCTCTTGATTCTGTAAAGTCTCTAGCAGATACACCGTGCTCGACGTTAGCACCTACAGCGTGTGCTTTAGCACCAGATGAATCTACACCACGAGTTCCAATTGTATAAGAAGAACCAACAAGACCAGTAATCTCAATTACTTCTTCATTGGCTGTATCTTTTTCTAATATTAATGTGTATGGATATTGTGCAGGTAAGTTTGCAGCAGCAGCTAATGTTAGGCTGGTTGCTGAAGATGAGATCGAATCCGCTAAGGTAGTCTTAGCAGCAGTCGAACTATAATAGCGTGACGGTGATGGCATTTATTACCTCGAGTACTGGATAGTGTTTAGGAAGTTGGCTTGTTGCTTTGATATCTCTTCCGCTAGGCGGACGGTATAAAGCTGGAAAATATATTTTGCTACATTTGTAGACGCACCAGCGGATACAGGTTGATCAAGCGCATCAGCAGATACTGATGTTGCAGTAACCTTTCCTGGATCGACTGTTGATAACAGGCGATACATAGCACCAAGGCGAACAACATCTTCGCATGATGCTGGTAAACCACTTACTGTTAACTCTTGGTTATCAGTAATTGTTGTTGGATACTTTGTGTATTGAACACGAACTGGCATACCAGGTTGTGGAGATTCATTAAGAATCAAGGCTTGTCCAGTTGATGCACCATTTAGATAGTTAGTATCTAATCTCCAACGCTTAATTAAAGCCCAGACTCCTGTAGAGTCTGGTAGTTCTGTAGATACACCAGTGATATCTATTAGTGAATCTGGCATTATGTATGAATAATCACTACCGTTAAATGTAAATGTTTCGTTGGCTATGACAGGAAAGTTCATGCCTTTAATTGTTTCAAGGATAGCTCGCTTAACCTGGCTACGTGGAAACATTGGGTTGTTCTTAACAACTGATCCAGATACATGGCTAGTAGCGGTAGTGCTACGCCATCCTCTTCCAGTTGGATTTGCTGATGTTCCTAAAACTTGAATAGTACCTGATGCTGAGATCGACTTCTTTACATATATTAATTCATCATCAATTTCAATAATACCTTTACTCAAAGCGGTAGCATCATCTACTGTTATCACTATGTCGCCTTGTGTAACAGTGTTAGTTGCAATAGTTACCGACTCTTGGTTCTTTACATAACCACTAACCTCACCAAGCGTTTGCTCTGTTAACTGATTTAACGTAGCCATTATGCTTGAACCGCCTTTCCTAAAGTATCGGATGCCATAACGGCAGCCTTGATATCATGCATCTTTGTAGACCTAGGTTGAATACCTTGTTTTCTTGCACTTCTATATGCGTTTAATTCTGAGTTGGCTTGCTTAGATACGGCATTAGCCAATGGATCTGTAATACTAAAATTTGCTGCTCTTGCACATTCGCCCCAGTTGGCATGGTCTTGGGTCTTGCAACCAGATCTACAGTTACTCATCGTAGATATAATCTCCATAACCTGCTGCTGTTAACTCAGCAGCTTCAGCGTCTGTAATAACATTCTCGTAACCACCACGTAGTACACGTTGATAGGTGCTTAGATCACTATCTCTTGGAACCATTATTGTTTGCCATGTTCCATTGTTTTTAATTACAGTCTTACCTACTGGATAAGATACAAACCAAAGTTCATAAGGGCGACCAATCTTGTATCGATATGTAGGTCCACGGAATATTTTTGACATTACCACTTCACCTTATCTGCCCAGTATGCTGCTGACATAACACCTTTGCTTATGTTTTTAGAATGACGTGCTTTAAATGATTGCCTACGTTGACGATAAGACTTAGTCTCACCAGACTTCTTCGGGGATCCAGAGACACCCTGTTGTCCAAACCTAATGGTTTTAACTTGTGAGCCAGACTTGGCTACAACAACATGTGATTTCTTTGGATGAGTAGGCGTACGCTTTGGCTTATTAAAGCCAGATACTCCTGCTCGTTTTAGTCTAGGATCCATTTATTTTTTCTTCTTTGCTACTCTCATGTTATCAACAAGGTTTGGATACTTGCGTCCTGCTGCTTTAGCAGCAGCTTTTGCTGCAGTTTTTTGAGATGATGTTAGAGGTTTAGAAACCTTTTTTGGATTAGGTGTATTCCAAACTTTCTTTTTCATTACTTCTTCTTACCCATTTTCTTAGCTACTGCTTTTTTCATAGCAGGTTTTACTACCATCTTCTTACCAGTTTTCTTGGCTGCTTTCTTAGCCATAGCCATTCCCATTGGGGAATAACTAAATTCTTTTCCGCCTACATTTGGCATTGCCTTCTCCTTTTATTGTTGTTGGGTGAAGAGGGGCTGTTGCCAGCCCCTCTTCTTTAAACTAAGCAGCGATGCTTGACTTAGTTGTAATTACGTAGCGTGCCTCTGGGCGGAAGATGTTCCAACCAATCAGAGCCTTCCATCCTGCTGGACGGAAACGCATTAACTTATCTGTAACAGGACCGATAACAGTCTTTGGCTCGTAAGATACAGCCTCAAGAAGAGCCTGCTTTCCTAGGATAACTGTGTTGTAGACCTTGCTAGAACCTGAACCAGATAGAGACTCAGCACGAGGAGTTTCGATGTAACGGATCTGATCGTAGATTCCGATCTCACCAGTCCATAGATTTCCTACGCCTGCTTCTGTATAGGTATGAGGCAATTGCCATACAGCAGATCCACTTGATTGTGCTTCTGAACGAAGGTCAAAAGATACATCTGGGTGAATTAACGCTGTGTAGAAGCCACCATCACGAGGTGATACTGATGCACCACGTAGCTTTGCTACACCACGGCGAGCAAGTGCTGCTGTGATGTTTGCTGCTGTTGTGGATGAAGATACATCTTGTCCATTAAGTGTTGACTCGTTGGCTGAAGATGTTCCTGTAAAACGACCAGTTGCTAGACCTGTTAGTTTTCTCCAAACTAAGTTGTCAAGAGAGTCACGCATGTTGAAAGACAACATGTCGGCAACAGCTGGATCGATTGCAGATAGAGACTCAAGAGCAAGACGCTCAGTTGTAATTACGGAGTTACCGTATTCATCAACAGTAACATTTACTCTGTTAGTGTTGTTCAACTGTACTGCATCTGGATCTTCAGTCTGAGTTAGTGCTGATGTAGCACGAGATAGATCCGTGTAGACTTGGAATACAACAGTATTACCAGGGTTTGTCACATCGACAGGACGCTTGTCCGCAAACTTGCGGAACATTGGCTCTGAACGAAGGTTAAACTCGATATACTTATCATACGCCGTCTGGATCAAGTTCGACATCGTTGATGTCGTAGTTGATGTTGCTGGGGTAGTAGGCATAATTTCCTTCTATTAGGGTTTAATGTGGACTATCAGCGTTTCAAGAAGTTGGTTAACTCTTCTGCACTTGTTGCGTTAGCAATCAAAGAAGAGATATCTCGACCCACACTTGGATCGAAATCGCCATCTTCAAAGTCTGATATTTGCTCAAAAGATTGAGCGTCAGCGTCTGGTTCATAACCAGCCTCTGACTCGTCAACAGCAGTGATGCCAAAAGCTTCGCCATATTCTGTTAACCATTCAGATATTGCATCCTCATCGGCTTCAATCTCCGATGGAATGAACTGAGCGATTTTTGGATTGAGTCCGAATTGCTCGAGGATTTCTCCGACTGAAGCTTCATGACTGTAGGTCTGAAACTCCTCAATAACTTGATCTCTTTCCTTAAGTTGCTTGGAAAGCACATCAACTTGCTTGCGTAGTTTCTTCACTAGATCAGTACCAAAGTCCTCGGTATCGTCTTCGAAGTCGTACTCTGTATATTCTGCCATTGCGTTTCTCCCTATTAGTTGATTGGACCCTCATCGGGTTTGCACCACACGTACTCCTCACCAGGGGAAGTGATTCATAGACGTGATGACTACCAGACTTATACACGTTACCTGGGCTGGTCGATCAGGAACGGAAACTATTTATACGTCTGCTGTTTTACTACGACGTCCAAGAGATGTTGTATCTACCGCAGACTTCTGCTGGAACATTGCTCTTTCTTTAGATGCAAGTCTCTTCTTCTTAACTGCTACATCTGTACCACCAGCAAGTGCTAACTCTTCACGAGCGATATCTTGTGCACCAGCGGTTTCACCATATAGACCTGTTAAGCGTTGGTAATCTCTTTGTTGTGTAGCAGCGGTCTGGAATGCAGCTTCTGCTTGACCTGCTTTACCAGCAGCGTAGATCTCTTCAGCAAATGCTTTGTCAGACATCTGACCTGCACGAAGTGCAGCTCCACCAATTTCAGCAGATGTGTACATCTTCTTGGCTTCTTCGGTTGTGTATTTAAACCTAGAGTCAATTAGATTAATTGCTCTATCTTTATCAAGAAGATAGGCTGTTAAATCTGCATTGCTTAATCCATAGAAATCTTTAAGTGCTGTCTTGA